CGGGATAGGCATTGCTCCAATTGTAAACCAGTTTCATGTTTCTAAACGAGACACTTTTGATGGCCTGGCGGAGCTTCGGATTGTCTTTTTCTTCCTTGGTCCAGACGTTTGCGTCCTTGACATAAATAATTTCTCTCTTCGCGTCACTACAGTGGATCGGCCGTTTATAAATATCCATGCTATTCAGTTTATCCACCATAATCTTGGTGATGCCATTCACGTAGCCTAATTCCCCAACCGTCTCTAAATCGGACAGCTGGAGGTCAAAGGAGTTGGCGAAATCGGTGATATTCATTGCGTCCTTGCATTGCTCGTTTAAGAAGAATTGCAGGTTAAAGGTTTTGTTGTTGTTGTTATTGTGACTGTTTATGGTGTTGATGCTGTTGTTTTTACAGACTTCTATCATTTGTTTTTGTATTTCGTTATTTTGTTTTTGTAAATCTGAATTGGTTTTAATTAATTCTATAACTAGGGTTGTGAGATTTTTCACATCTTCAATCGGAGCTTGCTGGATAATGATGTTCTCAGATGGTTCGGGCGTATTTTTAAACATACACGTCTTCTTATGTGTGTATAGGCCTTGCCGATGGATATATTCCTTACCACATATGCAGGTGTGTGTTGATGGCATTTTTTCGGCAGTTTTTTGGGCGAGGGGGTAATTGAGTTGGTGTTTACTAGTAAGTAGGTGTTTTTCCCAATTGCTTTGTTTAAAGCATTCAAAGTCACATTTTTCACATATAAAATTTGTCTTAAATATTGGAATTTTTTGATGCTTCTGAGTGAGTAAATGTTTTTCCCAATTACTATTTTTTGAGCATTTAAAGTCACACGATTTGCATACAAATTTTTCGGCTGGTTTTTCGGCAGTTTCAGAATTCATGTCGGAACTATATAATATAGTTAGACAATAACTTCCTAAACCTTTTCTAATTAAAATCATTAATTTTTATCGTAACAAATATGTTCTCACATTCGTCTTTTTTAGAGCATCTCCAAGGAAAATCACTTTTTTGAAAAAAAAGTTTTTCAATTCTAAAGGGACTTTTGGTTTTTGGACATTTTAAAAATGTCCTTTTTTGAAAAAAGTCCGCCAGACCCAAAAACTACTTTTTTTTCACAATTTCTTCGATAGAATATCTTTTATTAAATTTGAAAACATATGTTTATATTCCATATTTTCTTTTAAAATGTCAATTATTTTATATTCATCTTGATTAAAAACTTCAGGTGTATTCATATTTTGTTTTATAGTATTTTGTATTTTTATAAGTTGTGTGGTTTCATTGCAATTTTTATTATGTTTCCACAGACCGGATCTATCTTTATATTCACGATCGCACATTTTACATACATATTTATTAATACCATTTGTTGATTTTTGAAGTTTTATATGTTTTGTAGTTTTTAAATGTCGGTCGTATTGACTGCGTCTGCATGTTTTATAGTCACACAAGTTACAAGTGAATTTTGATGTAATAGTGTGAATAATATCACTCGTTGGTTCAGTAACAATGTTTTTTTCTTTCTCCTTCACTTTCACCTCATTCACCTCCTCCTTCTCCTCCTTCTCTTCATTCACTTCATTCACTTTCACATTCTCCTCCTCCTCCTTCTCCTCATTCACTTTCACATTCTCCTCCTTCGCTGCCTTTTTTGGAAACGGTTCAATACTGTTTAAATTCGCATGTAAAGAGAGAAAATATTCTTGTTCTTTCATGCGGGCTTCCGTACAATTGGCACAATTAAAAAACGCAATAATTTCCATGATCCAATTGGACCAACCGCCATTATTTCTAATGATGTGGTATAATTTACACGTATTACTTTTACTATTTTGTTCATGGGAAATTTTGCGTTGAACAAAATTTATCGTATGTCCCACATAAACATCTGTTACGGTTTTATCTTTACAACTAATTTTGTAAATAATTGTGTTTGAATAGTCACTGTCTTTTTTGGGCATTGTCTTTTACTATTATAAAAAAATATATTTATATACAATTTTTTATATCATTAAACACAACCTTTTCCCAAAAGGTTGGACCAAAACACAACCTTTTGAGAAAAGGTTGGACCAAAAATTATACCCGATGGAGGGAAAGGTTGGACTAAAACACAACCCGATTTAACGCTGAATTTACACCTGATTTTTGGACCAACTTTTTCCACCATCGGGTTGTATTTTGGTCCAACCTTTTTTTAAAAGGTTGTTTTTAAAAGGTTGTTTATATATATGTACACCTTGGCCAAGTCTATCATTAAAAATTACATTCTTTATAATTATGTCATGGTACCCCTCCTGTATAATATTGGCGGGGTTGTCGTACAAAAAATACTCGTAAGCACTTTACCAACGCCCGTGTCAACCTTTTTATGTTTAACGTAATATTTTTCGTGTTCGCCAATGTTTCTTTATATTACATTTATTCTTCATATAGTGCTTTTTTTTCAGTTAAATCAAACCTATATTCAAACCTGTATTTTGGTCCAACCTTTTCTGAAAAGGTTGATTATTTTTCCTTAAACACCACTTCCATTTTCATAAACACTTTAATCGCTTCGTCCGCCGCATTCAGTAAATAACTCACCACACTCGCCACCTCCAGCGGCTCTTTAAACCCCAGGCGGATTTTAGACATGTCAATGTGCGGATGCGGCTTCATAAACCCGCAATACGTCAAGGCTTTACCGTAATGGTTATTGTACAAGACGAATTCAATCACTTTGCCCAACGTGTAGCCTTCATTGGGCAGTGTAATATCAAACCCGTTTTCAATGGTCGTCCCCGTTTTCGCAATCAACCCCGGTTCGGTCTCCATCGTGATTTTAAATTTCTTTAATTTATTCAGCATGATATGCAATGCTTTGTAGACGATAGACATATTCGTAAAGGGTCCGACGGATTCTATCGTAAAATCAAACGAATCCGCCAAGGTGAGGCGTTTCGCATCTAGCAACAACCAATCTTTGTGTAAGAATTCAATCTCCGCTGCGCTAGAACCGCTCTTACTCAGCTCCGTCGCCTTCTTGGTCCACTCACTCTTGATTTTCGCTGGATCCGGTGAATGGCCAAAGGCACACGTCGACACGACATTAAAGGAGCTGTCTTCTTCGGCTTTCCCAATGTCCAAGAGACACGACAGCTTTAACTGTTCCCCGTCAATATCCGCTGAAATCCGCGGGCGGAGGCGCACGAAATCAATGTGCTGCCCGGTGAGCGGGTTCGGTGGGAACATTTTGCTCGTTTCGGCCGCACTTAAATACGTCCCCGTCACCGTATTTTTCAATTTAAAATCCGCCGTCGTCACAAAATCAATTGCATCGCCTTCATTTTTCTTGTTCACTTCCATTTGGTAATCTTTATAGGGGAAGTCCACGTCGGTAATATGAATGGGAATACAACTCAGCCGTTGTTTAATTAATTCATTGTTTAAACGGGAGGTGTTTATCTCAAAGGTGGCTAAACATTTTTCGTGGGGAGCGGTACGAAAGACTATGGTCGGTATCTCCGCCAGCATAATACGTCGCAGGCCATTGGCAAAACTGACGTTTAGTCCATTCACTGCGAACTTCAAGATATTGGCTTCTTCGGCAAATTTAGAAATAACGGGTTCCATCTTTTGACTCTTTCTTATACTTAGACTATACTATTTATATATAAATCAATTTTCTTATATAATTGACATTGTCATCTATAGCATTATTTATTTCTTGCTTTATTTATTTCTTGCTTTATTTATTTCTTGCTTTATTTATTTCTTGCTATTAAACATCTCTAGCGATTATAGGCAAATAAGATGGTTAAGCTAACATATATACCGATACGCTATTACGACATTCCGGTACAATCCATTAAACCGATCTTTATCTGTAATGGAAAATGCATGGATTGTAGAGAGAAGTGGTGTCTGTTAATTTAATGTATAAAGTATAAAAATAAATAAGTTTAAACACTACGGCTTTAAATAATAAAATTATATAATGAGTTGCATTCTCTATTATAGTAATTATTGTGACAATTGCAAAACACTTTTACAAAATATCGCCAAATGGAACGACCTTAAGAATGATATGCATTTTATCAATATTGACAAACGCGTCAAGAAAAATAATGGGGCCACCTATGTGGTTTTGGAGAATGGCCAAGAAATTCTCCTTCCACCCACGGTGAATAAAGTACCGGCTCTTTTGCTGTTGAATAAAGGCCATCACGTGCTCTTTGGCAACGATATCAATAAGCATATTGAACCGAAACAAATGATGCAAGCGAGTGTGGCGACGAAGAATAATGGCGAACCTTTAGCCTTTTCATTGATGGGTGGCAGTTTCGGGGGGGTCGCCTCAGATAATTTCAGTTTCTTAGACCAAGACGCGGATGCTTTGTCGGCGAAAGGCAACGGGGGCATGCGGCAGCAACACCATTACGCGACGCTGGATTACTCCGACAATATTGATACGCCGCCGGATACGTACACCCCGGACAAAGTGGGCCAAGTCTCCATGGAGCAGATCCAAAACCAACGCAACACGGATGTAGGGCGCCGTCAATAAATACTTTTTTGAAAAAAAGTATGGCAAAAAAATACTTTTTAAAAAAAAGTATGGCAAAAACACCTGGTAAAATACGTGGTTAAATACCTGGTAAAATACGTGGTTAAATACCTGGTTAATTACTCGGCAAAATATATGTAAATTATATATAATATCATTTAAACAACTTATATTATTTACATATACGTTACCGCAAACATGGACAAGGATCAACTCTTGAGTATCTTTAACAAACAATTCAAAGAATTTGTAGAAGATATTTCCAGGGTCTTTCCAACGAATAGTGATATTTCCACCTTTAAGACCATCATAGGACAAGTGC